AGCTGCGAGATGTCCGTATCAATCCTAACGAGTTGGAGCTAAACATGTCCGAGTGGGAACAAGAAAACGCTGACTTCCTGAAGAAAATCGGGCAAGTAAGCACACCAGCACCAAAGCCAGCACCTACAAAGAAAGACGAGGAATAATCTCATGGCTGTATTTCTAAATAACAAAGTCGGTGTGAAGATTAACTCCGTTGATCTTTCAGACCATGTCACAAGTATTACTCTGAATCGCACATTTGACGAATTGGAAGTCACAGCGATGGGTGACACAGCACACAAGTTCGTTAAGGGCTTGGAAGCATCATCTGTAACAATCGATTTCCTAAACGACACAGCATCAGCGAATGTATTGGCAACACTACAAGCTGCATGGGGTACAACAGTCACATGTGTATTCCTACAGGAAAAGGGAACAGCAGTATCTGCTACTAACCCTCTTTACACAGTGTCATTGCTAGTGAACAACACAACAGACATCAATGGTGCTGTTGGCGATATGTCCACACAGTCGATCACATTTACTGCTAACTCAACAGTTGCAGTCGCCTCAACAGGCACATTCTAAACAAACTATAAAGGGGCAAACTCATGGCAAAACTAAAGATAGTTCGTACAGATGGAAGCGTACTAGAAGGCGAGATCACTCCAGCAGTGGAGTACTCATTTGAGCAGTACGCTAAAAAGGGCTTCCATAAGGCGTTTCGCGATGAAGAAAAGCAGAGCGATGTCTATTGGTTAGCATGGGAAGTAACACGCAGAGCAGGTGAATCTGTTAAGCCTTTCGGGATTGAGTTCATCGAGACACTCAAAAGTGTTGAGGTGCTTGACTCAGACCCTTTAGCTTAAAGCGCGATCTTCCGTTCACCTATCTAATCGCTAGGCTAAGCATTAGATTGGGAATCGCGCCACAGCAGTTATTAGATCTAGATAAGACCATGCTCGATGCATTAGTGCAAGGGCTCAAGGATGAAGCGAAAGAGGTGAGCGATGCCAACAGAGGTAAAAGGCGCGGTCGCCCTTAGAAAAGCTCTTAGAGAGTTCACACCTGATCTTGCTAAAGAAACTCAAAAAGAAATCGCATCAATTCTTAAGCCGATTACTGTTAAGGCTCGAGGATTTATTCCGTCCAGTGCGCCTTTAAGCGGATGGGCTAAGAGTGGCAATGGCACATGGGGCAATCGAGCGTGGTCATCATCTGAGGCTAAGCGTGGGGTTGGTTATAAAACTTCACCATCGAAGCCTAATCGTTCAGGTTTTCGGGCACTCGCTCGCATCGTTAATGCCTCACCATCTGGTTCTATCTATGAGACTGCTGGTCGATTAAATCCACAGGGCAGACCTCAAGCTCCATTGGTTAAAGTCGTAGCACCTAATCACTCTAATTTTGGAAAGACAATCCGATCAGGATCTAAGGGTGAGTCTGTTAGCAATAACCCTAATGCTGGTCAGCAATTTATTGATGCTATGAGTCGCACTTCACCCATTGTCAATGCTTATCAAAGAGAGACAGGACAAGCAGGTCGCGCTTCTCGTAAGATGAAGGGTCGCGCAATCTTTCGTGCATGGGCAGAAGATCAAGGCAAGGCTAACGCAGCAGTTATCAAAGCGATTGAAAAGTCTAAAATTGAATTCGAGAAAAGGACACAGGTGAAATAATGGCAGCAGATGTAAAGATTGATATTGCTGCCGAATTCACTGGCAAGAAGGCTTTTAGACAAGCCGAAACAGCAACAGACAAGATGACTAAGAATGTCAAGAAATTGGCAGGGGCATTGGGTCTGGCTTTTGGTGGTCAGGCAATCCTTGCTTATGGTAAGAAAGCAGTTAGAGCAGCAGCGGAAGATGAAAAGGCGCAGAAGCAATTAGCCCTAGCTCTTAAGAATGTTGGACTGGGTCGAGATGCCGCATCTTCTGAGGAATACATCCAAAGATTACAGAGTGAGTTCGGGATTCTTGATGACAAGTTGCGCCCTGCGTACCAGACACTAGCGGTCGCGACACAGAACACTAACGAAGCACAAAGACTTCTCAATCTTTCATTAGACATTAGTGCTGCTACTGGCAAAGATTTAGCATCGGTTACAGGAGCGTTAAGTCGTGCGTACCTGGGTAATAATGCTGCACTGTCTCGTTTAGGTGTAGGTATCTCAAAGGCAGATCTCAAGGCTGGTAAGTTCGAGGATATTATCGGACAACTCGAAACCACATTCGCGGGAGCAGCTACACAGTCTGCTAATACCTTTCAAGGCTCAATCGATAAGTTAGCAGTTGCATCTGCTAATGCTTCTGAGATTATTGGCACAGGTTTAATCGATGCTCTTAAAGGCTTAGGCGAACAGGACTCAGTCGATAACCTAGCAACTGCCATGCAGAATACAGCGATATACATTGCCGATGTTATTCGTGGAGTTGGCGAACTGACAGAAAAGTTAAAGTCATTGCCCGGGGTTTCTGGATTAAATGTTGGAATGATTCCAATTCTTGGTACTTATCTAGAGATATTAAGAGGCATGGGTCAAGTCGCTGGTGGTGCTGGTATAGAGGCACAGGGATTAGCGGATCTAGCCAGATTACAAGCTGAGTATGTTGTCAAGACTTTAGGGGCTAAGAAGAAACTTACAGCAGAAGAAATAAAAGCATTGAAGGCTGCTAGATTAAAACTCGCTATTGATAAGGCTAACCTTGCTCTTGGCAAAGGTCAAGAAGTCTTTGACATGGATAAGATCCAGAATGCAGCAGCTCTCCAGAATCAAGCAGAGCTGTTGGCCAGATCCACAACAGACACTCAAAGGTTACAGATTGCCAATGACACGGCTCGCCTGAACATCAAGAAGTCGATCTCAGATCTAGAAGATGCTATCGCTGCTAAAGATGAAGCAGCCATTACTGCTGCAACCAAGAGACTTAATGAAGATGTCAAAATTTTTAACGCACTGTCTGGTCAGAATGTAAAGCTTCAAGATATTAAATCTATCCTTGAAGGTCTTAAGCCTAAAGATTTAATTGATTTAGGCAACCTAGATGCAGCCCTTGCTAAGATCCGAGAGATGTTAAACTTACTTTCTAAGGCTAATACCGAAAGTAAAGCAAAGATACCGACAAGCGGATCATTAGGTTCAGGCATTCCAGCAGGAGACTTCATCGCGCCTATCACAACAGCAGGCGGATCTATTGAGGCTATCCTTGAATATGCAGATGCAGCCTCAGCTCGTGCCAATGCTTTCGCAGATCTATTAGATATGCAGAATGCTCAAGATCTACGCGACCTCATTGCTTATCAGAGTTCAGTCGGTGACTTTGGTGGATATAGCCCTTACATGAACCGAGGCGGTTCAGGCGGTGGCACAGGCGGTACAAACATCACAGTCAATACTGGAATCGGTGATCCAGAGGCTATTGCTAGAGCCGTGGAAGATGTAGTCCGTCAGTCGTACCAGCGAGGCACTAGCTCCACAGGACTTCTTGCAGTATGACATGGCTTCCAGAGTGGCGCATAACAGTCGGCACGACTGTTTATACAAATGTAACTGGCGTTAATCTCACTACAGGGCGCATCGATATCGATCGCCAATGCCAAGCAGGTTATGCTCGCATGGACATCATCAATTCGACCAATGCCCTCTTTGACATTGATGTTACAGATTCCTTGACTTTAGAGCTTAAAGATAGCGGTGGTACTTATGTGCCTGTATTCGGTGGCACAGTTTCAGACTTCTCAACCTCAGTCAGAAGCCCAGAAGAATCAGGGTATGTAACTCTTGGCACAATACTTGCAGTCGGTGCTCTGGCTAAACTGCCTAAGGCAATCTACACAGATTCTGTGGCACACAATCTAGATGGCGAGCAGATCTCTATTATCTTGCAGGAGCTTTTAGTCAATGAGTGGATAGAAGTAGCACCTGCCCTTCAATGGGTCAATTACGATCCGACTACTACATGGGCTAATGCTGAGAATGTCGGATTGGGTGAGATTGATTCTGGTCTCTATCAGATGGATAATCTTTCAGCTGCAGATCGCAACACACAAACTCTAGTCCAGCAGATAGCCGACAGCGCACTCGGAACGCTATACGAGGACAAGCAGGGTCGCATCTCATATGCAGATGCAGATCATAGAAGTAATTACTTAGCAGCTAATGGCTCAACCCAGTTAGACGGCAATTACGCTTCACCTGCCAGCGTTAAGTCAATTCTCCAGATTGGCAAGATCCGTAACAGCGAGATTGTGCGTTATGGCAATGATTACGGCAGCACATACTCAGCCACAGACGATGCTTCAATCACCGCCTATGGTCGCTACCAAAGGACATTCGATTCCAACATTCGGTTTCTAGCAGATATCGAGGACATCATCGAGCGCGATCTAGCCTTGCGCTCAGTACCTAGAACACAGCTCGACCAGATTACTTTCAGACTTGACAATCCTTTGATGCCTAATGCCCTTAGAGATGACCTAATAAACCTTTTCTTTGGCGAGCCAGTAGTTATCACTAACCTACCCTTTAACATGTTCGAGGGGTATTTTTCAGGCTTTGTAGAGGGTATCTCTATGAGAGCCACACCAACATTCGTGGATGCGACTATCTATGTCTCACCTACAGACTTTTCACTTATAGCCCCGACATGGGCAACAGTAATTCCAACTAACACCATCTGGAGTGGCGTAAATGGTACACTACAGTGGTCTAAAGCGATCGGAGCTCTAACCTAATGGCAACAACAACCCCTAATTTTGGTTGGGCAGTACCAACCAGTACTGACTTAGTCAAGGATGGCGCAGTAGCCATTGAGACTCTAGGCGATTCTATCGATGCTTCTTTGGTCGATCTTAAGGGTGGCACTACTGGTCAAGTGCTTGCTAAGGCATCTAACACAGACATGGACTTCTCATGGGTTGCACAGGATGATTCGAACGCTATTCAGAACTCAATCGTTGATGCTAAAGGTGACATCATTGCAGCTACTGCTAATGACACACCTGCTCGCCTTGCAGTGGGTACTAATGGTCAGGTGCTTACAGCTGACTCAACTGCCGCAACTGGTCTAGCTTGGACAACACCTGCTGCTGGCGGTGGCAAAGTTTTGCAGGTTGTTTCAGCAACCTCAACTACACAAACGCAAGTGACCGGCACAACTTACGGAGATGCAAATCTTTCTTTGTCAATTACACCAACTTCGGCAACATCTAAAATCTTAGTAATGGTCAATCAAACTTTGCGAGCAAACAATGCTTCAGCGGTAGGCACAGGCGCAGCTGTAAGAGTTTTACGCGGTTCAACTTCAATTTACAATCCTAACCCAGGCGCTTATGAAATACACTATTGGGAAAGTTTAGGAAGCACAGTCAGTCGAGAAGCTTATGACATCAAATCTTTAGTGTATTTAGATAGTCCAGCAACTACTTCAGCGACAACATACAAAACTCAAATTCGCGGCACAAGTGCCAGCGATACGGCTTCAGCACAAATGGCAAATGCTGTCTCAGTTATTACATTATTAGAAATAGGTGCATGATGAATAGCATTTCGATATCAGATGCAATTTTGTTTTTAGTTCCAAATTCTGAATTCAGAATTGTTGAAAATGATTTATCTACTTTGGAGTTTTTTAGCCCAGTAGGTCAAAAGCATCCGACACAAGCAGAAGTAACTGCTGCCATTGAGACATTAAAAACTGCCAATGCACAGAAGGCTGCTGATAAAGCTGCTGAGAAGGCTGCACTACTGGAGAAATTGGGCATTACCGAAGATGAAGCGAAGCTTTTACTTGGATGAAGGTCAAACTCTCTAAAGCTGCTATCCAATTAAGAGAGCAGATCGATGATTCGTTCCCAGATCGTGACCGCACATCGGATGGTTGGATCGGTGATACCCGACACGCTGCTCGCAAGTCAGATCATAATCCTGATGAGCAGGGCTGGGTTCGTGCCATTGATGTGGACAAAGACTTATTCAAGGGCGGTAAGCCAGACATCATGGGAGATCTTGCTGATCAGCTTCGCACCTTGTCCAAGTCAAAAGCAGACAAGCGTATTAGTTACATCATTTACGATGGACGAATCTGCTCACGCATCCTTAACTGGAAGTGGCGCAAGTACACAGGGGCTAACAAACACACTAAGCACATGCATGTTAGCTTTAAGAAAGAAGCTGACAATGATGGTGCTTTTTTTCAAGTATCTATGTTAGGTGGAGAATAATGAAGAACATGAAGAACCCTGCAATCCTTGCTGCTGGAGCATTCTTAGCTGCATGGGCATCTAGCAACTTTGACCTTGACTACCGCGCAAT